TATCCAGAGCAGACGGGAATGATAATGGATGACACAGGCCCTACTGATGGTGTGACAGGATCTCTAGCGAAGGTAGGTTTAGATGAGAAAGCCGCCTAACTACACGCTGGAAGATTCTAAGTTTGATGGTGATAAGTATTTCTTCTATGTTCATCAAGACTACTGGACTTTAGATGAGTTAGATGAAATGCTTCAGGCTCTACACTTTTTTGTTCAAGACAAGATAGTAGTGGAGATGGAAAAACTAGGGCGGCATGATGTCGCAAAGAAAATAAAGGAGGGAAAGTTAAAACGTGAAACCTAGTTCGGGCAAAGCCAAAGGACGGAGGTTGCAGCAGTGGGCAATGAACCTGATACTTGATAGGTTCACCGGACTTGAGGAAGATGACGTAACAAGCAGATCTATGGGGGCAGGAGGTGAAGACGTTTTGCTTCCCCGCAAAGCAAGCAAGAAGTTTCCGTTCAGTATTGAGTGCAAGAATACCGAACGTCTTAACCTGCACCGTGCTTACGATCAGTGCAAAGCAAATGCAGGTGATCAACACGAACCGCTTTTAATTGTAAAAAAGAACCACAGCACACCTTTGGCGGTAGTTGATGCTGAATGGTTCATACGTAACTGGAGATAAAATGAACATGTCACCTTATATGCCACGGCATCGTGGTATCAGCAGTTGGTTAGACCGAATGGAAGACCTTTGGGATCGTGCTTTACTACCATCTGACGGCCAGATTCTGGCGCAGTCTGAGATGGTAACAAAGTATTACCGTGTGAAGTACGATGACGATGGTTCTATTCACTACCTACCAATCACTAAAGAAGAGGCAATGAAGAGTGAGTCCAAAGACAAAGAATAACTATGAGAAAAAACTGAAGCGACCATTTCCTATTGGTTCTGTTTCGTTTCGCAAAGGCCCCGGTTCTTCTAAGGAACTGGCGTACATCACCGCACGTGATGTGATGCAGCGCCTAGATGAAGTGTTCGGAATTGATGGATGGTCTGATAAGTACCAGTACATCGGAGATAGAATGATGTGCGAGTTGACCTGTAACTTTGACGGTTTACTGGTTACTAAATCTGACGGGGCTGATGACAGCCAGATCGAAGGGGCTAAGGGTGGTATCTCTGACGCACTCAAACGTGCAGCAGTTAAGTTTGGTATCGGGAGATACCTTTATCATCCGGGTGCATTTAACGGAAGACAACCGGCATCTTGGGCAACTCCAGAGGGATACGACAAAATCATGGCGGAGCGTGAGGATGCGGAGGTTGTTGAGTTTCAGAAGGAACTTAAGAAAGCGAGTAATAAAAAATGACAGAGTTTAGAACTGATCTTGGGAAAAACATTTTCCACAACAAGTACGCACACAATCGCTATGAAACATGGGCGGATCGGGCGCAGGCCGTGGTTAATGCGGTATGCGGAGACAATCAGGGAACTGATGCTCCCCTGCTTACCAAGACAGAGCGTGATCAACTTACCCAGTATCTAACTGAGTTCAAGTGGCTTCCGGGTGGTCGCTACTTGTGGTACGCTGGCCGAAAGGCAAGGTTCTATAACAACTGCTACCTGCTCAAAGCAGAGGAGGACAGCCGTGAGGAATGGGCCGACCTGTGGCGAAGAGCAGGATCCTGCCTGATGACTGGTGGCGGTATTGGTATTGATGTGTCAGCCTTTAGACCAAAGGGTAGAACCCTGAGCAAGACTGGCGGTGTATCCTCTGGCCCCATTCCGTTTCTTCTGGCGACCAACGAGATTGGGCGCAACGTCATGCAGGGTGGATCAAGACGGTCTGCCATGTACGGCAGTCTGAACTGGAGGCATGAAGATGCCTCTGAGTTTCTGACCGTCAAGAATTGGGATGATGATACCCGTGCCCGCAAAGAGGCAGACTTCAACGCCAGCGCTCCTCTGGACATGATGAACATCAGTCTGAACTATGACGATCAGTGGCTGTCCGACATGGACAACGAAATCTTTTTGACGAACGTCAAGCAAGCAATGATGACGGGTGAGCCCGGCTTCAGTTTTAACTTCGGTGATAAACAATCTGAGACTCTGCGTAATGCTTGCTGTGAGATCGTTTCCTCCGACGACTCTGATGTATGCAATCTATCCTCCATCAACTTGGCAGAGATCAAAGACATCGAAGAACTGAAGGACGTGGTTCACCTTGTCACTAAATTCCTGATGTGTGGTTTGCGTCGTGCCGAACTACCGTACCAGAAAGTGTACGATGTACGCCAGCGCAACAGCAGATTAGGTTTGGGCCTCATGGGTATGCATGAGTGGCTTCTCAAGAACGGTCATCGCTATGAGGTGACAGATGAACTTAAGCAGTGGCTAAAGGTGTATCGAAATGAGAGTGACAAGACGGCCCGTGATACGGCCAATGAATGGCACATGGTTAACCCCAAAGGGGTACGTGCTATCGCTCCCACAGGGACGATCAGCATCCTTGCGGGCACCACGTCTGGCATTGAGCCAGTGTACAGCGTTGCATTCAAGCGTCGATACCTGACCGAAGGCACACGATGGAAGCATGAGTATGTTGTAGATGGTACAGCCCAGACTCTGATTGATTTGGGTATCAGCCCCAAGAAGATTGAGTCGGCTGTCGATCTGGCAGCAGACCCTGAGCGTCGTATCAAGTTTCAGTACGACGTACAGCGGTACGTAGATCAGGCGATCAGCAGTACCATCAACCTCCCCGCATGGGGCAGTGAACTGAACAATGAGGGATTGATTGGGCAGTACGCACTGTGGATTCAGAAGTATGCCAAAGGGTTACGTGGCCTAACCGTGTATCCTGACGGCGCAAGGGGCGGTCAACCACTGACGGTTGTACCGTATGAAGAAGCAATCAAACACAAAGGCATAGTCTTTGAAGATCACAATGAGGAGCAGTGTCTAAGTGGAGTATGTGGAATCTGATTGTACACAAGACCTATATCATCAACAACAACTGGAACAACAGGAAAAAGAAATGAGCGATAAGTACGAAGCAAAACCGGGATCAATTGCTGTCTTTAAAGCAGACAAAGGAGACAATGAAAAGCGTCCTGATTACACTGGAAATATAGTCACTCCTAAAGGAGAGAAGTTGCAGGTATCTCTTTGGATTACCGAATCTCAGAAGGGTGACAAGTATTTCTCTGGCCGTGTTCAGGAGCCATACAATGGAACCGGTGGAGATGGTGCTAGTCAGTCGGCATCTGACGTACCTTTTTAATGGAGATTACTTACCACGATGGAGAGGTTATTAACCTCTCCTTCGACTCCAAACTTCACGCTTATAGGGTAGAGGGCAAGCCAGTAGCATCGGCAACCAAGGTGCTTGGAGTTATCTCCAAGCCCGCCCTTATACCTTGGGCATTGAAGCAGGGTAGTGAGTGGCTAGAGAGAAACTTATTTATTGACGATGAAGATAACAAAGTTAAACCGTTTAAGTATACAAGTCGCCTCGGACTTGGAGCGATTATCAAAGGTGTTAAGTCGGCTTACAGGGGCAGTTCAGGAAATGCGCTGGAAACTGGATCGACTGCGCACAAGTGGATCGAAGATGCACTGGAAATATTTATTGAGGGCGAGGGTTCTTTTGGCGATGACAACCTTCCGGATCTACCTGATGATCAGGATGCCTGCAATTCTATTGAGGCGTTTCAAACGTGGGTAGGAGAGAATGATGTAGACTTTATATCATCAGAAGAAAAGATATACAGCAGAACCGACAACTACGCAGGGACTTTAGACTGTGCTGCATATGTGAACGGAAGCCTGTGCATCATAGATTGGAAAACATCAAAGGGTATTTATCCTGAGTACCATTTGCAAAATGCGGCCTATGCAAAAGCATGGGAGGATATACATGGCAAGCCTGTGGAGCAGACTCTAGTTCTCAGGCTTGATAAATCAACAGGTAGATATGAGCAGGGCTACCAATCAACAATAGAGTGGAATAAAAATTATGAAGCGTTTATATGCGCCCTCAATCTATTCAACAGATTGAAGGAGTTAAGATGATTGATGAGAAGGATGTTAAGAATATGGTTGTATTCCATATGAAAGCGGTAATTGATTTGATAGATTCTCACAGGATTGACCCTGAAGAATTGGCAGAGTATCTATCTGAGGAGGCTGACAATGCAGATACAGATTGGCAGTCAGAGTTATGGACTGATGTTATCAGGTATATCTACAATGAAGACTACAGTGAAGTCGAATTCAAACATTAGAGCGCACGATATAGTATGGGGTAGGGGGTCTTCTTTTAATCTTGGTACTGTACACGGATGTAACTTTGGTTGCGAAAGATACAAGACACCAGATAATAAATGGAAGTTCATTATAAACAGGCGTGACGGTGGCCCGTGGTACGTTCATTACGACAAGCAAGAATACGACACTGTTACAGAACTTGAGTATGCCATAGCGGAGTGGATACGTGATAATTGATTTGAATGAACTTGAGGCTAGGCTGGCGATCAGCATAGGAACTGAGAGATGCTTGTCATCTCTTAGGAAGAACAGCAAAGATGTTGCAGGGTACAAGCCAAAGGATATATTTGATACAAATATAAAAGCGGCGGGCGCTGAGATTGCAGTAGCAAAAATGCTGGACGTTTACTACGAGCCTACTGTTGATACATATAAAGATCAGCCAGATATACAGCCAAACATAGAAGTTCGCATGACAGAAATGAAGAACCCATCTCTAATCATAAGGCCGAATGATATACGTGGCAGGAGATACATACTGGTAAAGAATATGTGGCAGCATGGGACACTGCCCAAGTATGAAGTTCTTGGTTGGGAATTTTTCAACAACGGCGTGGATAAATTGTGGGAAGATTACTGGACAGATTTTGGCATGAACCGCCCGCATTGCTGGGCAATACCTGCAGACAAACTTAATAAAATGAATGCGTTATGATAAACAAACCAAAGCAAAGTCAGATGTATAAGGATGACTCAGGAGAGTTGTGGGTTCCACATGACTGGGTTGCAATGCAAACATCAACCCCATCCACAAACGGATGGACTGAATTTGTTGTCGAAAAACTGCGTGGTGAATCACGCACATTCAGAGGCCATACATGGTGGCCAATGAGAAAAGTCATGGCAGTTTTTAGAGAGGGTGTATTTGACTAAACATCCAACCAATTTCACACGTGAGGAGTACGAAGCAGAGCAGGAGCAGCGAAGGTATTACTTCGCTAGATTCTGCTATGCCGAAAAAGACAGGATACACATGTGCAATGATGGAGAGTACAGAACATGGACGAATATATTCTCCATGCTTGAGGGAATTAACTTCTGGGATTATGTTCGTCCTTTGATTGAAAAGAAGCGGGCAAAGAAAGATACTCAATCTTCTCAACGCAACCTTTGGGAATAGCGGTCACGCCAAACAGTTTGTCCTCTTCATCCATTGTGTCGCAGACCTTTATAAACTTGGGGCTTTCTGAGTGAACCCACCCAACAGTTCTAAACTTGGGCAGGTTCACATCATGCGGGTCAGTCCAGTCAGAGGTAGATATTATGTCTATCCAATGAACGCACACTAACGGCTTCATTCTATATTCAATCCCTTTTCTCTTGCTCTGCGAATAACCTCTCTTTTCTGCTTATAGAGTTCCGCCATCATCTCTTCCTTCTCATTAGACGGCATCATTCGGAACTCTTTCTTTTCTTTCAGATCACGGATCTGTTTCTCTATCGCCTTTATTTCTTCCTTGAATGGGAACGCAGCCCTGTACTGAGACTTCTTAAGATTTCTTGGCTCGACCCTTATGCCGAACTCGCTTAACCTTGCCGTAGTCGGCGACCAATCATCCTCAGTTTTGGAAGAGAACAACCCCTCATAAGGGCCACCGCCAGTCTTACCGGCCTCATACATATTGTCAGCCTTCATCCTCTTTTCAGCGGCCCAAGTTCCGGGTATGAATGATAGGTTCGGGACCAAGTTCTTGTACGCTCTGTCCATTCTTTCGCCTTCTGGAATCTCCCCTCCAAATCCAAGATCAACGCCCAGTGCAGGCCCTGCGATAGCACCTGCTACGCCACCGCTTGGCTGCAGGAATCCGGGCACGCCCTCAATCTTACCTGCCGTACCCCTTGAAGGATCGCTGAAATCAAATGCGCCCA